AGCGATTGGAATACGAAAATACAATACAATAATTTAGGAATTGTATGAAAACAACTTCAGCTTTAGCTTATGTCGGACATAATGTAAATGGAGATAGGCATAAAGACGATTTTTATGCGACACCAACTTTGGCAACTGAAAAACTTTTACAAAAAGAATGTTTTTCTGGCTTAATGTGGGAATGTGCTTGTGGAGATGGAGCAATATCTAAAGTTTTAATTAATAATGGTTATGATGTATATTCATCAGATTTAATTAACAGAGGATATGGAGAACAATTAGATTTTTTACAATCAGATAAAAAAGTAGATAATATAATTACCAATCCTCCATTTAATCTTTCAACAGAATTTACTTTACAAGCATTAAAACTAGCTCATAAAAAAATTATTTTGTTAAATAAATTATCTTTTTTAGAAGGCATAAAAAGAAATAAAGAAATTTTTTCAAAAAACAAATTACAGAATGTTTATGTGTTTTCTAAACGATTAAATTTTAGAAAATATAGTGGCGAAATAAATGGTTTAATGGCTTTTGCGTGGTTTGTTTTTAATCAAGACTATGAAGGAAACGCACAATTACAATGGATTTAAAATAAATGGCACGATTATCAAAACAGAAACTGCTTTCATTAATATCACAGGAGATTTCAAGCTCTCTGGGTTTTTATGCGAGTGACTTGTCCAAGCAGCGAGAGAACGCACTCAAGTATTACTTGGGCGAACCTCTTGGAAACGAAGTCGAAGGAAGGTCAAGCGTGGTTTCACAAGACCTGCTTGAAGTCATTGAATCCATCCTGCCGAGCCTTATGCGTATGTTCACGCAAAGCGACAAGGTCGTTAATTTCGAGCCTATGCAGCCGGAGGATGTTCCCTACGCTGAGCAGATTTCTGACTACTGCAATTTCGTGTTCAACCACGACAACAACGGATTCAGTATTTTACAGTCGATGTTCAAGACCGCACTCTTGCAGAAGAACGGTTTTTGCAAGGTGTACTGGAAAGTGTCCAAAGAGCAGAAAAAAGAGACATACAAGAATTTAGACGAAACGCAATACCAGGCGTTGCTCATTGATGATGAGATTGAAGTCATCAATGCGGAGGAGATCGTTGATGAAGAATCATTGAACGGATCTCTTGAGTCACAAGTGACTTATGACGTTGAAGTGCGAAGGACTAAGGAATACGGAAGAGTGGCGATAGACCCGGTTCCACCGGAGGAGATTCTGGTTTCTTCCAGAGCCACTTCATTAAAGGATTGCGACTTCATCGCCCACAGGGTCAGAAAGACCATCTCCGAGCTTCTCGATATGGGATTCAAGAAATCCGATGTTGAAAATTTGCCGAGTGCCGAAGAGGAGGTCTTTAACACTGAGGCTATGGTGAGAAAGAATTATGACGATTCAACCTCTAATTTAGAAGTCAGCGACATCGACCCTTCAATGCGAGTCGTTCAGATAACGGAATGCTATATGAGAGCCGATGTTGACGGAGACGGCATTGCGGAGCTGAGAAAGATCATTGTCGGAGGAAGCGGCTATAACAGCTACAACATTCTGGAAAACGAGGAAATATCCATTTTGCCTTTTGCGATGTGCGTGGCGATCCCAATGCCGTTCAGGTTTTTTGGATTGTCAATGTACGACCTGTTGGCAGACGTTCAGTTGATGAGTACCTCCATTATGAGGCAGACTCTCGATAATATGTATATGCAAAATTCAGCCAGAACGGTTGTAGTCGATGGTCAGGCTAATCTGGATGATTTATTAACTACTCGACCTGGAAGCATAGTGCGAGTGAAATCGCCTAACGCAGTGACAGCGTTGCAAACGCCAAACTTCCTGAACGAAGGTTTGGCAATGATGCAGAAGATCGACCAGTTGAAGGAGAAGCGGTCAGGCGTTCCGAATCAACTGATGGGATTGAATCCTGACACTATTAATAAAAGTCACACAACGGCACAATCAGTCAATCAAATGATGCAAAGCTCCACGCAACGCATTGAGTTGATTGCAAGAAGTTTTGCTGAAGGCGTTAAGGACTTATTCAAGAATATTCTTTCTGTGGTCTGTGAATACCAGGACAGGGAAAGAATAATCAAACTGCGTGGCAAGTTCGTTTCGATTGATCCAAGAGAATGGGTGAATCGTTATGACTGCACCGTGCAGGTTGGACTGGGAACCGGCAATCAAGACCAGAGGCTTGATGTCTTGCAAAAGGTGTTAAGCGTTCAGGAAAAGTTGCTACAGGCAGGTGGACTGGGATTAGTGACTCCACAAAATATCTACAACACTTTAGAAAATTATTTACAAAACAGTGGATACAAGGATGCGAGTCAATTCTTCGTCAACCCTGCACAGCAACCTCCTCAACCGCCCAAGCCGAAACAGCAAGATCCCGCAATTGAACTGGCGGCAAAGGACATTGAAATGAGAGCCGCAAAGAATCAGGCGGACATACAATTGAAACAACAAAAGCAAAAAGCCGATGAAATGTTCAAGGCGGAAAAATTAAACCTGGATCAGCAGAAACTGGCAACCGACATCATCAAACAGGAACAAGGCAAGGAAATGGAAAAGGAAAAACTGGCGACCAAGATCATTGATTCAGCGATGGTCAACGAGAGATACAACTAATGGCGTTCACTCCGTTTATGCAGGGATCAGAAGCACAGGGCATCATCAGCAATTATCTTGGTGGTAACTATGCTTCATCGCCCAATGTAAATACAGCAGGTCAATTTCGCAATCCCATTTTTGACATAAGAACGCAGCAGGAATTAGCAGGAGATTTAGATCCTTCAGCCTTGTTTCCAAATCCTCATATAGATTTTTCTGTTGAAGATACACCGGCAGATCCTTGCAGGGAAGGTTATATGCTGGTTGACGGAATATGCCAACCGATTGAAACATTCGGAGAATCATCCTATTCCGAGAGGGAGCAGAGTGATTATGAAAAAAGACTGGAAGAGGAAAACAAACTCTACATTCCAAGCCAGGAAGAAATGGAAGCGATGACTGCCGAAGAATATTTGGACAATCTTCGCAGCAGGGGATGGATGTCCACAAAAGATGGAATTGAATATTTTGATCCGACCAACATTGGATCTGCTGTAGGTAAGCAATTTGATATGCGTCTTGGAATGCGTGGCAACACACAAGCGAAAATAGAAAACATCATTAAGAATTTAATTGCTAAAGAAGTGTTTGCTCCTTCAACAAGCACGACTACGATGCAGGACATTCCCATTGGTCAAGGATTAATTGGAACACAGCCAGTAACATCTTTTGTTACTGCCGACACGCCACAGGCACAGGCAGCAGAAATTGACAGGGTGATACAGGAATCAGGTTTAAGCCAAGCACCAATTTTAACTTCTTCACAGCGACAAGGAGATACAGCTCAAGACAGACAAGCACAAAGAGAATCAGATAGGGCGATGGCACAAGCTCATAGAGATCAAAACAGAGAAGCATACCAGACTGCTGTTGAACGATCAGGATGGTCAAGATTTTAATGGAATTAGAAAAAGAACAAAAAAGAGGATTTAGAGCCAAAGCGATACTCGAAGATGAAATATTCGTGGAGGCAGTACAAAAAGTTTCAGGAGGGTTAGACCTAGAATGGGTGAACTCGCCTGTAAGAGACACTGAAGGCAGGGAGAGAATCTATATGATGAAAAAGATGCTCAATGTCCTTCTGGTGCAACTGCGATCCGTTATGGAAACAGGCAAACTCGCCTCCAAGCAGATCAATAAAAAATAAAAGGAGTTACAATGGCAGACACACCTGCGACAAAGGAATCTGCTGTTTCAAAACCATCCTATGACGCAAAGAATGAAACAGCACAAGCAATCGCAACCCTATTGAATAAAGAAGAGACTGCAAGGAACGATGAAGAGCTTGGAACAGAAAAATCGGAAGAAGAGAAAGTCGATCTTAAAAAAGAGATTAAAGACAACGATGATCCCTTGCTAGAGGATTTGGATGTAAGTGAAGAAGAGATAGTAGATAACGAAGAAGCCTCATCAGAAAATGAAGAGACGCTTTATGATGTTACTGTAAATGGTATCAATCAAAAAGTTAATCTCACGGAATTAATGAAAGGCTACTCAAGGGAATCGGACTATACCAAAAAGACGATGGATTTAAGTAATCAACGCAAGGATGTTGAATCAATGCAGGGTGACTTAAAGAAAGAGTTGGAAGCAGTCAAAAGTTCTCGAAATCAATATGCAACGCAATTGGATCACCTTTCCAAGCAGTTGCAGCAAGAGGAGAAGATTGATTGGGAAACCTTGTATCAAGACGATCCAGCCGAGTATGTTAAAAAAAAGGCGGATTCCGACAAACGCAAGGAGGCACTGCAACTTGCACGGCAAGAGCAGGTGCGTATTCACCAGGAACAGCGATCCGAGCAGGAGAAAGTCTATTCTGACTATCTTACGAAGGAACGAAAGATCCTGGCTGAAAAACTCCCAGTCTACGCAGACAAGAACAAGAGTCCTGAGT